CGGATGCAAAAAAATATCATTTGACAATATATAACTAAATAGTTATATTACTTATAAGGCATGAAAAAGCACGTAAAAATTTATCTTGATTTTTTCGGTTATAACGTTGGCTCAATTGTGCTGTGCGAAATATGCGGCAAACAAGCCGTTGACGTCCATCATATAGAAGCCCGTGGAATGGGTGGAAAGAATCACGATGCCGACAGAATAGAAAACCTGCAAGCGGCTTGCCGGGATTGCCATTTGACATACGGAGATAAAAAGCAATACGAAAATATTTTAAAATCCATTCACATGAAAAAAATAGCGCAAAGGCATTCAGAGATGCGCGGAGAGGTAACGGTGCAACGTGAAGATTCCTGAATTTATAGAAATGTTGTTTTTAAATAATAGGTGGGCGTTGTTCCACGCTTTTGGCGGTATGCTTATCGCTAAGGCTTTATATTGGTGCGATGTACCATCTGAAAAAATAATAATAGTAGTTGCTGTTATGGCTGTAACTTGGGAGCTTTTAGAATTATACGCTATGATAGCGGCTACTTTTATTATATTATAATTTTAATATTACGTGCCACGTGAAACAAAGATTTACTGTATGATTAAATGCCCTAAGTGTGGATACGCAACGAAACAAGGCCGGTCTAAAGGTGAGCGCGGATACTATTGGTCTGTGCTTTTACCTATGATTGCCGAAGAGATGGGCGAGCCTGACTTGGGAGATGTAAATGAACTTATGAAAATAAAATTCAATAAAAAATTTAAAACTATAAATGGCGAAAACATTGAGTACGGCGGATCAATAGAGCGCGAAACTACTCAACGCATTGAAGAAATTTACTCACAAATACGCGGATGGGCTTATCATTTTTTAAATTTAAGCATACCGCTTCCAAATGAAATACCGGTTACCGAAGATGGCCGCTGAACTTGAAAATAAATATGCAGAGAAATGGACGCAAGAACTTGCTGAAGAGTTCTTTGATTCTTTATTGTCAGACCTAAAAGAAGATAAAGAAATTGCGTTTATTGGTGAGCTTGCGGTAAAGCACGGAATATACAGAGAATTAATACCGTATTTATTTAATAAATTTAAAAATAATTCTTATAAAGTTTTTAACTCGTATAAGGAAATAAATTCTATAATAGAGGCAAGGCTTTACAAGGGCGCATTAGATGGTACGTTCCGGGAGAAATCGGCTTTGTTTGGGCTAACAGCTAATCATGATTGGACGGGCGAAAGAGCGGAGACACAAATAACTGGAGATGTAACATGGGCGATAAATAAATGACGTTAATGTATAGCCGCCCTAAACTTTATCCTAAGCAGGAAGCGTTTGTTGATGATAAGGCGAGATTTACGTTTGTTGAGGCGGGGACGAAAGCGGGCAAGACCGCTGGGATGATTGTTTGGCTACACGAAGAGGCTATTAATGATAATGCGATTGGCCATGCATATTGGTGGGTCGCGCCCGTGTATTCACAAACAGAGATAGCGTTCCAAAGGTTGTGGCGTTTTATACCAGACAACATAAAAATGCATTTCAAAAAAAATGAATCATCTTTGACCATCCAGTATCCTAATGGTAGTAAGGTTTTTTTTAAGTCAGGCGAAAAACCGGACAATCTATACGGCGATGATGTGTATGGCGTAGTGATTGATGAGGCATCGCGTTTGAGGGTAGAAGCTTGGTACGCCATTAATTCGACGTTGACTCATACTGGCGGACGCGCTAAGATTATTGGTAATGTTAAGGGGAGAAAAAACTGGTTTTTTACCGAGGCTGTGAAAGCAAAGTCAGGACAAAAAGGATATGCCTATCATAAACTAACATCGCTTGATAATCCATATAATGACGCTAAAACGATTGAGGAAGCGAGGCAAATACTACCGCCGAATGTATTTGAAGAGTTGTACATGGCTGTGCCGCAAGAGGATTCCGGCAATCCTTTTGGATTTAATAATATAAAAAATTGCATTAAAAGTTTATCTACAAAGCTACCCGTTGTCTATGGAATAGACTTAGCGAAATCGGTTGATTGGACGGTTGTGATTGGTCTTGATTCCGATGGTGATGTTTGTCATTTCGATAGATACCAATCGGATTGGAATTGGACAATGAATCACATACTGTCTTTACGTAAAGATGTAGATATTGTGATTGATTCGACGGGTGTTGGCGATCCTATAGTAGAGGACTTGCAAAGAAAAAGATCAAAAATTGAAGGTTATAAATTTAGCTCTGAATCAAAACAGAGAATAATAGAGGGTCTTTCCTTGTCAATTCAGACACAGAAAATAGGATTCCCATCTGGGATTATAACCGATGAATTGGAGTCTTTTGAATATGAATACACACGTACTGGCGTTAAGTATACCGCCCCCGCTGGAATGCATGATGATTGCGTGTGTGCGCTTGCGTTGGCTAATTACAAAAACAAAAAACCGCGTGGCTTTAACTTTGGAACTGGAGATTAAATGGTAATACTCCTTTGCGTGGCTCTTACAGCAAGTCTATGTTTGAACTTCGGTCTATTACTATCAAACGGACGGATGCGCAGAGAAATTGAGATTGCGGCTAATTTGTTGACGCGGAAAAATAGGGATTTGAATATAGAAGTAAAAAAAAAGATAGTTGAGCAATTTTATAATCCCAATTGAGGTTTTGACGTATGAGAGATAAGCAAGGTTTTTTTTCTGATTTATACGAAAGCGTAAAGAGTAAATTTAAACGCTCTGCCGATAAGCCACTATACAATTCATATGGTCAAATGACGTCGCTTAATTCGATTGCGTTTGATGATAATGCGCGTGTTGACGTTAGGCAAAATCTAAAAACTAACGTAGAATGGATAGCCACGCTTTGCCATACTAACTCTTATTATGTGGCCTCAGCGACCGATAGCTACAAATTGCAATTAGTCAAGGGGCGCGGCAAAAGAACGGACATTGAAAATCATTACATTTATGATTTATTCGATAATGATACCGAATTATCATTTTATGATTTTATGTATTTGGGCGAGTACGCGAACCAGTTGATTGACGGCATACCGTTTTACGTGCAATTAAAAGTTGTAATGGGGAAAGAAATACCTCTTAAAATTACACCGCTATATCCAGACATGGGTATGCTAACCGCTAACCGCGACAGCTTTGGGCGAATCACTGGCTACGAATGGCAGGGTGGCAGCAAAATGTTTCCGCTTAAGGAAAATGAAATAATGTGGTATCGTTTGCCGAACATTGGCAATAGCGCGGGCGGTGGTGGATGGGTGAATACATCGCTACGTTTAGCAAATCTTGATAAGTACCAAAAGCAGCACAACCTTGACACTGTAATAAACAGGGGTATACCTCCCGGGGTTGTTAAGTTTTCCGATACATTGGAAAAAGATAATTTCGATGCGGCGATGAAAAAATATAATGAGTCGTGGCGCAATGCGGCAAAACGGCAAAAGCTTTTTGGGCTTGACGGCGGGACTATATTTGAGGCTTTAGGATTTTCAAACGTTGAGCTTGACTTGATTAACGGCATGAACTTAACGCGGGATTATCTCCACGCGCAAGCGGGTGTACCGTTATTACTTACGGGGCATAATGATCAGACTACTTTTGCAAGTGCGCGTGTTGTGGAGGCGTTGTATAAAAAGGGTACTGTCAATAAATCATTGATAGGTTGGGAACAATTTTTAAATCGTGCGTTTTGCCAAAAGTATTTTAAGCAAGATAGTGGTGGAGCGAAGATAGAATTTGTATTTGACAAGACAGTCCCGCAAGATGATGAAAGCATACAACGTATACGCGAGATACGCCTTGCGACTGGGCAAGCAACGCCCAATGATTTCTTAGTTGAGGATGGAAAGCCTATTTCCGATGAGCCGTCAATGAGCAAATATTATTTACGCGCCGGATATGTGCCGATAGATGAAGTATCACTTCCGCCTATTGATTTTAACCAAACACAACAGGCACAGCAAGAATGACAGCCGCACAAATAAAACGCGAACGTGATAGATTACAACGCATACATGAAAGGGGCATCGTTGTCTTAATGCGCCGAATATTTGTAGTTCAATTTGATGAGCTTGTCGGACGTATAAACAATATGCAACGTGCGCCGCTAACGGTTGATATAGACGAACTGTTTAACGACTGGGACAAATGGGATTCGTATATAAAAAAGAAATTATCACCCAATGTGTCGCTTGCCATAAAGGAAGGATTTGAATTTGCAAAAAAACAAGCTCGATTGACTGGCAATATAAGCGTAAACGATGAAGTGTTTAGAAAAGCACTACTTGATTCTTTGTCGAAAAGTAAGTATATTAACGACACTACGCGCAATCAGGTAGAGGCATCAATAACAGAAATGATACGCAATGGTGGAACAGTAACCGAGCTAACGACATATTTACAAACTAAAGTACTTCCGTCTATTTCAAATTATAGAGCGAAGTCTATAGCCACCACCACAACCACCACGGCTACAAATGCCGGCAGCAATGCAATGATGGAGAAATTCAAAGACGACGTAAGTGAAAAACAGTGGTTCTCACAGAAAGACGACAAGGTACGCGAAAACTTTGAATATGATCACGTAGCGGCGGACGGATTGCGCGTAAAGATTGACGAATCATTTGAGGTTAGTGGCGAAAGCTTGCGATACCCCGGAGACCCACGCGGCTCTACTGGAAACATAATTAACTGTCGGTGTTTTATCATACCAATCAAAAAATAGGATAACAAAATGGAAAAGTTTAGAGTAGTGAAAGAGATACCCGAAAAAGAATATTTGACTGGTCGTGTATTAGTATTAATCACTAAATTTATACGCAATAATTTTGGCGTCTCAATTGAAACTGATTACGAATTGCATTATGATGACGACTTGTATGCCAACCATGTTTTAAGACTTCCTCAACACCCATTAGAATACAACGGCGTGTTTGAAGCTGTTAAAGAAGAGGTAAAAAAAGAACACACCGATCAAGATATGATTGAATTTGCTAATTATTGTGCATATAAAATAGGTGAAAATAGATTAGGCGGAAAAAGCACATGGAAAGAACTACTTGATGAATATAAAAAACAAAAAACCACTTGACAATATAACTTTATAGTTATACATTGAAAATGCTGAAACTTTATGAGCTGTGCCCCGAATTAGATTGTGAAGTATCAAAGATGATACTTGACAAAGAATTTGGCGAACTGACCATAAAGTTTGAAAACGGCGTACCTGTTATGACCGAAAAGAAGAAGAAGAAGCTGTATAACAGGGATGTTGTGAAGAAATAAACTGACGAGCCTATTGAAAAAATCAAGGGCTACTTGTCCAAAGCGGACGGGTAGCCCTTTTTTATTTTGGTGAAAGAATGGAAATAGAAAATCAAATTGATTTAGCTAAACGAAACCCTGATGCAGAGATAAGCCGCGACGCTTTGGGCGCATTGCGGGAAGTTGATACCGATAGTGGCACTGCGGTATTTGATATAAGCACTAAATCGCTTGACTTGCATAAATCTTGCGTGAATACAAAAGGCATTGACTATCAATCAAGGTACTTTGGTAAAAATCCTATTGTATTGTTTAACCATGACTACGATAGACCGATAGCTAAATCAGAGTGGATTCGCATAATGGAAAATGGCGCACTAAGAGCTAAGTGCGTGTATGGGAAAACTAATTTAGCTCAAGAAATTTTGTCTTTAGTCAAAGATGAAATTTTACGTTCCGCCTCCATCGGGTTCATTTCAAAAGAACAATACTTTGACATGGAAGCCGCTAGGGCTTATAAAGAAGATTACGGGGAAGAGTGTCCAGATGGCATGAACTGGTACATACGTAAATCAATGTTGCTTGAATGGTCGAACGTATCTGTAGGCTCTAACGGCGATGCGCTTGTATCTAAAATGGGTACTCTATCGCCGCAATTACGGCAAATGATTATAGCCGAGCAATTATCGGAATCAATGCCAAAACTTATGAGTGATTATAAAAGAATAAGCGAAGAACTTGCTAAGGTTGTATCGGAAAACACTTCGCTTAGTGAACGAGCAAAGATTTTAGAAAATAAAATATCAGATTTGGAAAGTAACGTAAAGGCCGGAGCTGTGCAGTCTAAAAAGATGGAGCCAGTAGGAACAATTAAAAACGTTATTACTGAAAAAGATATTGAGAATGTTTTTAAGCGTGAGCTTGAAAAACAGATAAAATATTCAACTGGACAAGTGTAAAAAAGGAAAAAGGTAAATGGAAGATTTAGAAAAAAAAGAAGTTCCGACTATTGATATGTCTATGATTGAGGCTATGGCTAAAAAAGTTGCCGCTGAAATCGTAGAGAAACAAAGCGCACAGCCAGCACAGGAAATGCCGGTCAATAAAGCCAAAGCCCCTAAAGATTTGGATAAGCCTACGGCGTTCCGTAATTATTTCTTGGGCGCAAAACGTAAAGAACGCACTATGTTTGAAGAAGCTTATCATGCTTTAGGCGGTGAAGATTTTTCTCGTGCGTACAATTCGGAGGGTACGGATGCTGATGGCGGATATTCTGTGCCTCCGGTATTTCATACTGAAATCATTCAGCAAGCACAAGAAGAATCGGTTCTTTTTACTGATTGCGACGTTGTGCGTACAAATTCAAAACAAGATAAATTTAATTTTCTTGACGGTTCTACGACTATTTATTTTCCCGGGTCGGAGGCTACAGATATTACTTCTTCAAAGATGACCCAAGACCAGTTTTCAGTTGATCAAGTAAAATACGGCGCATTATGTGCATTTTCTAATGAGCTTTTAAACGATGCGCCTACGTTTATGAATAACGTACAGCGTAATATTCAAGATCGCTTGAAGTCAAAATACAATGAAATTCTTTTTACTTTGACTACACCGTATGATGGAATCCTGTCATCTGATTTAACGGATAGCGTAACAAACCCAACCACGTATGACTTAACCGGTATTTCTTGCGGCGCAACTGTGGACGGAACGTCGCTCAATAACTTGCTCGACGGTATTAACGCGGTTTCAAGCGATAATCTTAACCGCGCTAAATTTTACGGTAGTCGCAGCGTTCGATCTGCTTTAAGTAAAATTGCAATCAATACCACGGGACAGCCTTTAATTCTTCAACAGTTCATGACGGGGGGAATTATGAAAACCCTGATGGATTATGAATACAAAGCAATTGAAGAAATGCCGGCTTCTTCCGCAGTAACTACATCGGGAATTCCGTTTCTTGTGTTTGGTGATTTAAAAACTTGTTGCAAGGTGGTTGTGAATACCGATGTCCGGATGATGGTATCCGATCAAGGCTATGCCGACAGTAAGTCATTTTTCCAAGCTGACATGACGGGAATCCGTCTTATCGGTCGTTTAGGTTTCAAGGTATTTGTACCCAAGCGTCCGGAAGGTCAAAAACTCGGCCTTGTACGATTCAAACTTGCTTAATGATTTATGAGTAAAAACAAAAAAAATATCAATACGCCGATAGAAAACAAAGCTATCGGCGTATCTGGTAGCGAAATGAAAAGCCAATCTGTTGAAATAGAAAATAAATCAATTGTCTTTTTGAAAGATTGGTTTGGGCGATTAGGCTATTTGCGTATCGGTGATAAGATTGCAATTAACAAACTAACGCAAAATGAAATAGAAAACT